GTAAATCTTCTTGATTTTCTTTAGTATAAGCAAGAATGTCTCTACAAAGTTGAGTTACTTCTTCAAAAGTTTCTGTTGTCATAGCTCTTTTGAAGTATACTTCTTCTACATCAGTAAATGGTACATTAATATGATCACCAATTTTTGCTTTAAGATTAATTTTGTCGATAAGTTTTACTTGATCCCAATCCATGTCTGAAAGATCACCAAAGAATTCTTCATCAAATAATTTTTTGTATCCTCTTGACATAGGACCTACTAGACCAGCATAGTTTTGTTTGATATGTCTTTCAATCCTTGCATCTTCAATAACATTGATATATGATCTAGGACAACCTTCAAGTTTTTCTGGGCTATCATGCCAGCCTTCGAAGGGTGTAAATAAAGCATGGCCAACTTCATGACCAATAAGAAGATCAGTTACATCTTTACCCATATCTTTCCATTGTGGAAGACCTAGGATACGATCTTTAATATCAAACCATGCAGTCTGGTAGTTGCCATATTGCACAGTAATATTTTCTTTTGCGAGTAATTTTGCAAGTGTTGATTTATGTGTTGCCATATTTTCCTTATCTTATGTATATATTATACCACACTTTTTAGTAATTGTAAACCCCTTTTTCAAAAAAAGTGCATTGTTTTTTTAGTCTTTCAATTCTGAAAAGGGAAAACACTTACCAAATAAATGATATTCTGAAGCAATTGCTTCTCTTTCTGATGGATATTCTCCATACATAAATTGCTTCGCGTGTACGAGCTCGTGAGCAAGGGTAATCATTTGCTCAAAAAAGGATTGCTTATTTGATATATAAATGATTGAATCTTCTTTATCACCTTCACAAACACCAAAAGAATCTCCATATCCCTTTGGCATTTTTTTAGGAAATTTGATTGCTATATCATAGGCTTTTCTACGATCAATATTAAGTTCTTTCAATATGTTTATAACATAATCAAAAACTAAATCTGGGTGTTTGTCTGTTTTAATTTCAATAAACATTGTTTTCCTTATCCTTAATATACATATATTCTATCACAGTTTTGGCCAATTGTAAAGGTTTTTTTTCAAGTAAATTTCATTTAAAATCAATAACTTATACTGGAGCCACCTGTCAGATTCGAACTGACGACCTGAAGATTACAAATCAACTGCTCTGGCCAACTGAGCTAAGGTGGCTATTTGATCTTTGAGAAGTTTCGATCTTTAAAGAATTCAATCTTACTTCTAAACTTGTTCTCTAATATATCACCTTTATGAGATATAATAAAGACATTAGAGCCATCATCTAATGTTTCAAGTATCTTTGTAAGGTTGTCTATACCATCATGATCTAAACTAGAATCGAATGTCTCATCAAGAATAAGCAGATTAGATGCTGCACTATTCTTCATTTTAGCGATTTGTCTCCAAGTAAAGAGAAGAGATAAATCGATTCTTTGTTTCTCGCCTTCTGAGAATGAGGCATAGTTAAATGAATCGCGATGTCTTGATCGTATAGTTTCATTAAAGTTTTCATCCAAATGAAATGATACAAAGAAGTCAAGAACCTGTAGGTATTGATTAATAAGTCTATTCATTACAGGAAGATATTGCTTAATGACTTTAGTTTTAATACCTGTATCTTTAAGCATTTCTCCTATGACTTCATTATAGGTTCTTTCTTCTACATACTCGAGTTTCTTTTCTGTGGCTTTATCTTTTTTCTTTCTTAATGAGTTAAGTTCACGTTTTGCTTTTGAAACATCTCCACTCTGACCAGAAAGATTGTTTATTTCTTTTTGAATCTTATCAATCTCTTTTTGTAAAAGAGTAATTGCATCATTATTACTATTGATACGATTCTGTTTCTGACGAAGCTTATTAAGATTATTAGATACTTCTTGTTGATTAGCTTTAAGCTCTCCAATATTCTTTTGAAGATCTTCTTTTGCTTCTTGTATCTCTTTTGCTTTAAGCTTTATTGAATCAATCTTTTCTATTTTCTTTTCTTCTTCAATATCTTGATCACAAGTTGGACAATGATTATTTTCTTCATAGAATCTAGATTCAGATACCATTGATTTTATTTTATCATTAAATTGAGCATCATATGAATCTAATTGAGACATCTTTTTAATTAATTCAGTACTATGTTTTTCTTCAGCAGTAATTGAAGCAGCAAGATTCTTACCAAGTGCCTTACTTTCTTCAAACAAACGAGATATCTCTTCCTTATGAGTATCAATACTTGCTTGTTTCTGAACTATTTGATCTTCATTTAATTCTTGAAGATCTTTGATATACTTGGATTGACTATCAATCTTTGTTTTAGTAATATCAATTTGATGATTAATGTCTGTAAGCTCATCTTTAATTTTTGAATTACGTTCTTTTAAGAGCATATTCATTTTTGAAAAGATATTAATATCTAATAGGTCTTCAATGATTCCTCTACGAGACCATACTGGTAGTTGCATAAAAGGTATAAAGGATGATGAGCCTAATACAACTACCTGATGGAATGACTTATGATTTAACTTAAGTATATTTTGTTCAAGAAACTTTTGATAATCTCTTGCATTTGATGCTTGATTAATAAGGTTACCATTTTGATAGATCTCAAATTTGCCTGGTTTGATACCACGAACAATTTTAAAATCTGCAGTACCTATTGTAAATTCTACTGTAACAACAGTGCCTTTCTTATTGATACTATTAATCATTTGATCTTTCTTGATATCTCTATGAGGTTTACCAAAGAGACCAAACGATAAAGCATCTAGTAAAGTTGACTTACCTGCTCCGTTTTGTCCTACGATTAATGTTGTTGGTGATCGATCCAATAAAATTTTTATGGGATCTGCTCCGGTGGAAAGAAAATTCTTCCACTCACATGATTTAAAATGTATCATACTACTTCTAAGTTTTGTGCTTCTGTATAAAGCTTTCTCAATTCAACCTTTAGATGTTCTTTATCTAAATCAGTATCTACAGCTTCAACATAAGAATCAAGTAGAGTAGTAGTATCTTCAAGGGATATTTTCTCGTCTTCTACGCTTTCTCCCAGATACTCTTCAAAAGACTCTGCAATCTTGAGTTCATATGTCTCTATATTCTGTAATCGATCGATAAACTTATCGAACATATAAAGATCATTTTTATTTATAACAATCAACTTGATAAACTTTTTCTCATACTGAGATACATCAACTTTATCATAGTCAGTTTTGCTATCATCATATATTACTTTCTTAAACATCGTAATTGGATTACGAATTGCTTCTACCTCTCTTGTCTCAGTATCGAGAACATGAAAGTATTTTGGATCGTCTACATCTGCCCAAGTAAACTCCATTTGAGAACCTAGGTAATGTACGTTTCCTTGATGTGACTTAGTATGGAAATGTCCTGATAATACCATTTCAAATTTAGAAAAGACATCTGCATTCATACCATGTGGATTAGGCATTCCTGCCATCATATCAAATCCTTTTAACTCAAGGTGAGCGCCAAGAATAGCTGCGCCACAGTTTTGAGCCCATTCAGTGTATTCTTTATAATTAGAATTATTAATCCAAGGTATTACTGCAACTTTACAACCATCATAATCTAATACTGTTGGTTTCATACAGATATTTACATTTGATGTAAAGTAACCCAATAACTCTTTTAATGAACATAACTCATTGGTATTTTTAAAGTATACGTCATGGTTGCCTGGAATGATATCCATTGTCATACCATACTTTTTAAGAGGCTCTAGAAAATGTTTTCGATTAGCATTGAGTGCTTTAAAGTTTACAAACTTACGATGCTCATAATAATCACCAAGATGTAAGACATTTTTAATCCCATGTTCTTTACAATAAGGAAAAAATACCTCTGAATAGAATCTATCTTGATATTGTAAAAAGATATCTGAACTATTTCTTACTCCACAATGAGTATCATTCAGTATTGCGACTTTCATTTAGTATCCTCATTCTTTCTGCAAACATTTGTCTTTGAAGCTTACCTAATCTTCTTCCTGAAATTCTAATTCTTTCCATAGTCATTGCAAGTTCTTTCCTTTTTGCTTTACGCTTAAGTTCTTTCTTAAACCTTACCTTGTTTCTTCGAACTTGACCTACTCTTTGTTTTTCACTTAAATGTTTCATGACATAAATAACTCCAGCTTTTCAGCTTCTTTTTCTTTTTTAGCAAACTCTTTAATGGCTTGGTCTTTTACTTTAACGTGACTAATACGTTGTCTTAATGTATCAACATAGGCCATTGTTTCATTTGCTGCATCGTTATCCATACCCATTTGTACAAAGTCTTCAATGCCCATTTTTTCGATAAACTTAAACTTAATGTCTTGTTGCTTTTTCTCTTTTGTAATTCTACGAATAAATGCAAAATAACAAATTTGTGTAAAGTAACTAAAGGCATTAGGCTTACCAGTTCTTGTTGCAGTTTCGATATTATAGTTACCAATTGCTCTTAAACAATTTTCAACTGCATCCATTACCATTTCTTCTCTATACGTGTATCTTACAAAGTTTGGTCTATGTGAAAGACCTTCTGCAATACGAATAAAGCATTTGGCAATATAGTCTGTAACTGTAGGAACTGGAATTCCTTTTTCTCTTGCAGCATGGGCTTCAATTGCATAATCCATAACCGCTTGAGAAAAATCTTTATTATTTACATAATGTGCTTTATTTTTTTGGCTCATCTTATTTTCTCCATAATGTATCTATTATAACATATTTTCTTGCAAAAGTAAATATATTTTTTTCAATTTATTTTAAAAAAACTGTTTACAAAATGCATTTTTTATGATATAATAATATAGTACTCCGGAGGAAAGGAGGTATACAAGATTAGTGTATAGTCTTCTTACCAGCCAGAGGTAATCCTTCATCAGCATACTGATTAATAAGTTCATTCTCGTAATCTTCTAGTATTTCGAGATCTGATCTTGTTTCAGGTTTACTGACTTTATCTAGTTTTAAAGCAAACTGCACATAGTTCGCTTTTACTTCTTCAGCTATAGGAACATGTTGAAT